GCAAGACCAAGTTGGCTGGTTCTTAAAGTAGTAGGGTTTGCGTTAGCATCAGTATACCCTTGGAAAGTAAGATTTGTACTTCCATAACCCTGTACTACCACAACCCCGTCTGTAGTTGCCTGTTGCGCACTATAAGAGGCTGATTTATCTACCCAAGCACCCAATCCAGTTAATAATTTACTGTCCGTTCCATCGTGGTTGTGCCCTGTGGAAGTATTGAATTTAGCAGTTTGAGCTGCGTCTAAAGTGTTTCCATAGGTCTTTATGGCTTTCTGGGTAGGGATTTTCAAGTCAGAATTAGCATTCAAAGTCCCGTCCGTATCCCAATCACCGTCAAGATTGGCCTTGGGGATGTCTCCTGCACCAGCGGGAATCCCAGATAAAGTTACGAATTTAGCCCCGCTCACCGAAGCTATCTTAGCGTCTGTGATAGTGGAGTCCGTAATCTCAGCGGCAAGAATCCCTGTGATTGTGGCGCTGTCTATCAACGAGTGCAACTTTGCCGCAGTGACCTGCTCGGTAGCTCCGAAAGTGTAACCCTTAGATAAGGTGGCCATATTAATCCCCCAAGATTTTAACAGCTGCTTTTTCAGCAGTAAAAACAGGACTGTTTCTATTGTTAAACATAGTATCTTTTCCTTCGTATGTTAAGAGGACTTCTTTTGCCATGCCCCGTTCCATGGTTTCTTTAATAATAACTTCTTTCCCTTTATAAACAATCCTATTTTGGTAACAGGCATTATTTATGCGCCTATAGTATATTTCAGGTTTAATCCCGTGCATATCATTAAAGGCATCTTCAACCATTGGATTCCTAGTTTCATTCATTTTCATAGGCCTCCAGGTAGCTCACAATATTATAAGCATACACTTTTATCGGGTCTGTATTATCATCGCTGTTCACTATCTTAACCTGAATGGTCCTGAACCTCCCCAACCTGTCCAGATGAAATTTCTCCTTGAGCACGTAAGAATCGGCAAGGAAGAATGGTAAGGTGACAGGAAGCACTGGGGCTGTCGTAGAGCTCAAGTCAATGCTCCCCAAAAGTTGAAAATCTTTTCCGTCTAAAGCCACATAAACTTCCAATGAGTTCCCGCTGCCCGCAACTTCAGCTTCCACCTCGAGCTCTCCTCCGGATTTATAATTCATGGGGATGTCAAAACTCTCTTCCCTACCTGCAAAAGTAGCCGTAATGGCAGTTCCGTTGTTATTATCACCATACCACACCCGATAGACGCTCCCATCGTTGGAATCTATAGCGTAAAGCCTTTCCTCCCCTGCCACAGTCATTTTGGCCCACCTGGCCACATTCCAACCCGTAATAACCATAGATGCAGGCACAATGATGTTATTCCCGATATTCACGATTTGAGAAGGATAGAATACCCACACCTCATTGTTGTAGGCGTCAGAACCCGTAGGGAGGGACAGGAAGTATTTATTATCCCAATAGACACCGCTGGCTTTGGAGATATATGTCCAGTTGATATTCTCATAACGGCTTTTCAAAAGAAAACTCAAAGGAAAAGATTGTCCCAACTGTAGTTTATCCTGTTGTGTTCTGAAGACCCCTCTCAATCCATCAGAGGCAAGAAACCATACATCATCACCCACCTGTTGACAGGTTTCTCCTGCGATGCACCCGATATCCAAAAGCTTCTGGGGTTCATCATTCGCTCCGGGAGTGAAGGAAGGATTCAAACCCCATATCTGATCCATTCCGATAATAAGAATACCAATATCCCTGATAGGGACTAACGCTCGCTCCGTACCTACGGGGATGCGGAAGGCATTGGTGGTCCTGTCAAAAGCTGCAGAATAGTCTGCCGGGAAGGCATCAGAGAAGTATAAAAGGTTGGATTTCAAGCCCCAAACCCTGTTTCTATAATAGCAGAAAGCCGTAGTTAAGGGTGGAGAGGTATTCGTGTCTCCCAGATCCTGAGGGCTGGATAAATTGCCTGGTTCAAATCTAAAAACATTGTTGGTGCCATTAGATGCCAAAAACACGTCCCCTTCCCCTGCTTCTCCTGCCTGGATGATTGTAGTCTGCAGGCTGGTGGTAAAGTCGTTCTTCCTAATGGTAAAAGTTGATGATCCCGGCCAGGTCTCCAGAGTCGTACCGTGAATTGCGACCAGCAGGTTTGTTCCTCCGTCAGGTTCGTATCCAAACAAAGCAAGCCCTGCATTACTGCCTAAATCCTGTATCAGCGTAAGCCCTTTCACTTTTGTCATACCGCCCGGGACGCCTATATCCCAGTTCTCTACCGTTTCGCCCTGTATTTCTGAAGCCTTGGAAGCGTGCTGCCTGGTATTCTCACCACCGGAGAAGTCCCCGCGGCTGGCTACCAAAGGTTCATCATCTCTGCCCTGATGCCTATAAGGAGTCATAGCTATTGTCCCCTGTTAATCTGGAAACTCCATGCACTCTATACCCTGCAGATATCCACTGATACATCTGGTTAATCTGCGAGCGCTCTTGTCCGACCCGTTTGTTCACTTCTGTTTCATACCTCTGAAAGTAGTAGTCTGCTTTATTGAACTGTTTTTTATACGCCCAAGCCTCACCTATAGCCCCCATTTCCATAAGGAACTCAATATCCAGAATAACCGGTTCGTCGGCATCGGCTGATAAATCAGTGATAATCGTCTTGTAAGGAAAAGCTAATGTGAGGGTAGCGTTAGGAGCTGGATCAAGCCTTACCTTGCCTGATTGAAGCTCTATGATATATTTTGTCGGTTGTCCGGTCTGTAGAGCTGCACCAGAGTAGTCTTGGCTACGTTCCGTCCACCAGTTGCCCGTATTGTATCTTTTTAAGACAATCCCGTTCGTCTTATCAGCCACGAATATTTCATGGTCGAAATCTGCAGGGAGGGCATAGGTAGCGCCTCCTGCTGCAGTAACGGCTATAGTATAATCATCATCTATCAAGACCGCCCATTCGCATCGCCTTGAGACATCTTTGTATTTATCGTTTAGCCATACGCCAATCAATGTAGCCATGGCAGTAGAGGTATCCATTACCTGGTTACCCACGTTGGTTTTCATCACGCTAAATGCTTTAGCCATAATTATCTCCTATTTATTTATAACTACTCCTATCTTCCTCACATAATCGTCCGAGAGAAACCAACCGTTCTTCTCAGGAGTGTATGGTTGCCCTACCGGCATAGATACCAAATCAGTCTTCAGTATAGGCCTGAGGACGACCCTAGCGCACGCGCTTAGTGAGAGCGAGATTAAGCAGACTAGGATCACGCTTGTCAATCGCATTCTGCACCTCTTTGATTACTGCTTCCTGTTTAGCCTTCTTTGCAGCGTCCTTCTCAGCCCATTTTTGTAGGATAAGAAGGGCGAGCTGCAAGAAAGCACCTATTGTGCCAAGAATACCCATACAAGACCTCCACCTATCATTTAAGCACCTTCAAAAAGTGGAGTATCAGTGCCGACCAGCCGATTATCATAGCCGACACTAATACAATCCTTTTTCCCAATGGCAGTGTCCATACATGTTGGCTTACCGTTTTTCCTGTCTTTGCCTTGGCTAAAACCTCTATGACACCGAAGATAGCATAAAATATCACAAATACTATCCCTAGCCATACCTGTCCCAAGATAAAGGCGGCAATAGGCATCCCCAACAGAGCTAATATAAACAGAACCATTAACATCTTACTTCCTCTCTGCCGAAGTTGATGAAGGATTGATAGAGTGATATTTTTTAATATGTTCTCTAAAATCCATCAACTCTAAATTGTCAATCCTATTGTCATCCCTACGGCCATTTATATGGTGAATAACCTCACTGGCTTTTAAATGCCTTCCAAGATGTTTTTCCATCACTAAATGATGTTCCTTGATTTTGTGTCCATTCGGTAAAGTTAAAACAATATATCCGCCAGTTATTCCTCTCCCTCCTTTCCAACGAGGGTGATTTTCTCCGCACATTTCTGGTCGTTTACTACCCTTTGGATCCCATGGTATTCTTCCCATACACGAAATTGATAGTTTCTTTCTCCATTGTTCTTTCCGTTCTGGAGTAATTAAGTGCATGGGATTATGGAGTTTTAATCTCTCTCTTCTTTTTTCCTTTTCTGCGTCAGTCATTATTTAGGTCTATCCGCATCTGTTGGTGAATATTTATCCAGAGCGATATACTTCCCGATAAACTTGATTATCCCAGTCAAAATGTTATCATCTTTAAGAGTAGGGGTAATCTTGACAATAATACTTGCTGCGCCTATGATAGCAACTATCGCTTGCGCTATTTCCTTCCAATTCCCCGTGAACCAACTGATTAAATTACCCATATCACTCCTCCTTTTGTATTGTCCCGCACTCTCGGCAAAACCACTTCTTTATAAAACTGAAAAGTGTGAATTCTACAATTTGAGCAGATTACATTCATCCTTACCCTTCTATATTCCCCACTGGCTTTTTACCTCTCCCAATGTCGGCCATCTTAAATCTTCTTTCCTTTTCGCTGGAAGTTCACCGCTGCATCCGCCAGGCTTGAGGCATTTAATGACATTCTCTCCGACAACCCTGTAAAATAATTTCCCTCCGCATTTCGGGCATATCGGCTGTCGCTTGCGTAAGTCCATTTCATTTCTTCGTCAATATCTCAAATATCTTATCAACCCGTTCATGCACCTTATCTATCTTTTCACCTATAAAATTCTTGATTTCATTTTGGGCTTCATGGCAGTATTCTTTTTTTACAAATCCATTTTTTCCCCCGTTCCAAGATATGTTCACTCCAAAAAGATTCATATTCTCTCCTATTATGCCTGTATCATCTCCCCCTCAAAATCATTATAAGCTGTCCTTCTGGTGCGGCGGCTGGTGGTGCTCCCTGCGGCACCATCAACGCCAGTAATACCGTGCTCCAATCATCACTTGCCGATTGTGTTATGACTATTCCTGTTATATTTGTCGGGCTTGCGTATGCTTTATATTGGCAGGAAATCATCCCGTCTAAAGTGCCAGCGGAAGTCTCATAGTTATTCGTCGGGCCTGCTTCCGTAAAGGCGACTGTCCATCCTGACAAGTTCGTTACATTATTATCATCCTCTGCCCCTGCGATTGCGAGGGCGAGGGTATTTGCGACTGTCGTTTCTATGGCGGTAAACTCCATTGAAGCGTCTGTCCCGCCATTGACCGCCCCTGTTTTATGAAACGGGCTTCCAGATGTCTCACAACCCCTAAACGCCATACAAGCCGCTACGAGAGCGTCCCCTGCTGTGCCTGTTCGGGTAACGGTGTAATTCGTGGGTGGTGTAGCACTATTGTATCTATGCCACCAAACCCCTATGCGTGAGTTTCCTGTGCCGATTGCATTAACAATCTCTGTCCAATCTGCGTGCATTGAAATAGTCTGGGTGGGGTCAGAGCTTTCGGCTACGACGATTAAGATGTCATTATCTGCTATCCCTGCGGGTGCGCCTGGAGTT